TTGAAGGTCGGGCAGGAAGGGAAAAAGACAGCAATGGAACTGTTTACGATTGAGACCTTTGAGAGGCAGTGGACCAGGTTGCTTGAGAAGATTGGCGTGATCTAGTTATTTATTTTGTTGCAGATATGGATGATAATTTCTTGAAGGATATTACCAACGAAAGGGAGTTCTTGTCGAAGGTTCTAGGATTGAAGGTGGGCGAGGTGGAGAACCAGTCCGGGTTCTCCAACGGGTTGGCCTTGCTGGCCAAGGTTTATAATGAGCAGTTGGATGGCCTTGTCCGACTGAGGATTGACGTGGAGATATTCAACCACCTGATCCTGGCCGAGCCGATGGACAAGTCCCATCTCGACAACAGGACGAAGTCAGAGCGGGCATTGAAGGTGAGGCGGAAGAGCCTGGCCGTAATTAGGGAGCAGATTATTAAGGTAATAGAGGAGATGGGGAATAAACCAAGTGGGAAAAAAGACTGACTATCAGAAGCTATGGCGACAGGAGAAGATCGAAAATATCAAGCTGGTCAACTTGCTGGCTCAGGCCAATGGCAGGATTGAGGCGCAGGCCGAGGTGATCAGGATGATTAAAGACGGCAAGCTGAAGCCGGAAGATATCTTGGCGAAGGGGGAGAAATAATGGGGAAAGAAGTCGGGTTCATCACTATGGAGAAGGCGGACAACAGGGAGTTCAACTCGGTCGGCTCTTCGCGGATCAGGGCGAGGTGGCTTCTGAACTACTGGCCGGAAGCGGAGGAGTACATGATCGGCAAGAGCTATTCCACGCTAATTTTTCAGAAAGTCTATTGGAAGGCAATGATGGAGGCTTTTGAGGGGACGAAGGTACTCGATATTTGTGATGCCGACTGGTTGGAAGGCAAGCCCGTGTTTGAGTTTGTTGACATGGCGGACGCTACCGTGACGTCAACAGAAGCGTTGGCGGAATACATCAGGAAGATGAGGCCAAAGGCATTGGTCAAGTGCATACCCGACAGGGTTTACCTGCCTGAGGCCATGCCGGTTCATGGAAGACACGAAGGGCAGTTGAGGAAGGTTGCCTGGTTCGGCTACTCACACAATTCGCACTACCTTGCCCAGGCTTTTGAAGAACTGGCGATCAGGGGGATCGAGCTCGTGGCGATCTCAAACGATGAGATCAATCTGCCGCTGGCCTATCGGAATAGGCTGAAGGTTACGAACATTCCCTACAGCTATGACACCGTCAACAAGGAGATCATCAAGTGTGGCGCCGTTATTCTGCCTAAGCCGTCTGGTGACGAGAAGGGAAAGTACAAGTCCGAAAACAAGGTGATTCAGTCGTGGGCTCTCCGCATGCCCGTTGTCAGGACTGACAGAGACCTCGATAAGTTCATGGATCCAGTGGAAAGGGAGAAGGAAGCCGAATTGAGGAGGAAAGAGGTAGAGGAAAAGTGGGATTGTAAAATTTCAGTAAAAGAGTATAAGGAATTAATAGAAAAAATTAAAAAAAATGTTTGAACTAGCCCTAAGACATCATTTTGACGGAGCTCATTCTCTTTCAAAATATAAAGGACCATGCCATAACTTACATGGTCATAGATGGGAAGTGTTGATTGAAATTAAGACTGATTTCTTAAATAAACAAGATATGGTTATAGATTTTAAAGAACTAAAGGAAATTGTTAACCAATTTGACCATCAAGATATTAATAAAGTACTTGTAAAACTTAATGTGACAGCTCAACCTACAGCAGAAACAATTGCAGGTTTACTATATAAGTTGATTTTCTCAAAATTAAAAGAAAGTTCCAAATTAAAGATTACTGTTTGGGAAAGTCCGGAAGCGTCAATTACCTACACAGAATGAAAATAAACGAAATTTTTGAAAGTATTCAAGGAGAAGGCCAAATGACTGGTTATCCTTGTGTTTTTATAAGGCTCTATGGGTGTAACTTTAATTGTAGGTGGTGTGATACTTTATATAGCAGAGAGCCTTCGAAAGATTTTAAAGAAATGACTGTCGGTCAAGTTATTGAAGAGGTTAAAAAATTCAAGTCAAAATATATCTGTATTACTGGCGGTGAGCCATTATTTCAAAAAAAAGAAGTAAAGAAGCTGGTTGATAAATTAATCAAACTTGGTTACTTTTGCGAGATTAACACCAACGGTAGCCTGGCTATTTGGAAACAAAGGGGTCTGCGGTGGGCTGTTGACTCAAAAATGCCTTCTTCGGGAATGTTTGGCAGGTTCTATTATGAAAATCTTAAGTATTTGGGAAGCGGAGATGACATCATTATGGTTGTTAAGAATAAGAAGGATTATTCTGTTGCCTCAAGTGAAATCAAAGAGATTAGAAAGAGAAACAGAAAGGTAAAAATGGTTTTATCGCCTTGTTGGGGAGATATCAATAAGAGGGAATTAGTAAGGTGGCTCCTTGAAGATGGATTAGATGCAAGGATTGGCCTACAGATTCATAAAATCATATGGCCTAAGAATAGGAGGGCGGTTTAATATGGAGAGAGAACCGAAGGTCGCAAAAGGCGGTAGTGATCTTATTCAGGCGGCTATCGATTATGTTAAAGATGGAGGTAGATTAACTCCTAGCTCTAAATTAATAATTGCTTTGAGCTTAGCCGAAAAAGAAGAGAAGAAGGATGATGAAGCAAGGTAAAGCAGTAATTGTTCTATCGGGGGGGATGGATTCGACCACCGCTTTATACCAAGCAAGAGCTGATGGTTATGATTGTTATGCGATTTCTTTTAATTACGGTCAACGACACAAAAAAGAACTGGATTTTGCCAAAAAGGTTTGTGAGCGTGAAAAAGTTCCTCATGAAATTGTTGACCTTTCGAATATCACTAAACTAATTAGTAACTCTTCTTTAACTGGAGACATTGATGTTCCCGAAGGTCATTATGCTCAAGAAAATATGAAGCTGACGGTTGTTCCGAATCGTAATATGATTATGTACGCTATTGCTATTGGTTATGCAGTTAATATTAAAGCGAGGGCAATTTATGTCGGAGTTCATAGCGGCGATCATTTTATCTACCCTGATTGCCGACATCAGTTTATTGAAGCTCTTGATCTTGCGGCTCATTTAGGTAATGAAGGCTTTACCGAAGAGGGCTTTAGAGTAGTCGCACCCTTCAGTCATATAACGAAAGACGGTATTGTAACCATTGGTAGCAAGCTTGGTGTTCCGTATGAGTTAACCTGGTCATGTTATAAGGGTAACGATAGGCATTGTGGCAAGTGCGGTACTTGTGTAGAAAGAAAGGAGGCCTTCCAAATAGCGGGAATTACCGATCCAACCGAATATACTGATTAGATCGGTGACTTTTGTCTCAACTTGCTTGATAATATAAGTATGAAGCTGGCAGATCAAAATTGTATCTGTGATAAGTGTTTGAATAAGAATTGTAAAGCTA